ATTCTGCTGCTGATTATGCAGAACATTTCATGCCAACACCGACGTGGATCATGCGACTAGAGGAGCCGTCACTACATGAATGATGATGAAGCTGACGAAGTATTGTTGTTGATGTCGCAGTTGTGGTGGAAGTCAAGCCGAGTACCTGAAGGTACATTAAAGCTATGGCATTCCTCGTTAATGAACTTAGAGAAAACAGCAGCGACTCAATGCATCAACGAACTTGTTCGTGATTATCCATATTGGCCTGCGATTTCTGAGTTTCGACAAGTCTATGACGCTATGATTCGGAGAGAGAAAATGGAAGTAAAACCTATTGAACGGGAGTACCTTCCACGAGAAGAAAACATTAGAAGACTACGTGAATTGCGAGCTAACTTGAACTCTAAGGGCTAACCGGTGTCGTTACCGGCAAAGGGACACCGGGGGCTTTCTCTCCTTTCTACCCCGGTGTCCTGCCCTTTATCCCACTTAACGTGGTAAAATAACTTACGGCATCGTGATTGGAGATAACGATGGATGTAACAATCGAAGAAACGCCAGCCCGAATAGTCGGAGGACCGACCATCAATGGGTATGCAATAATCTGCGACAAAGCTATACGGGAATGGGTACTCGATAAAGATACAGCTACTCGTATAGCAGAACAAATAAAGAGAGATTCACAAAACCCTGAAGATTACTAGTGATAGTAAACGAACGTGGTTGGACGGAATGGGAACCGTCTGATTTTAAACGTCATGGTTTTCTTGCCACATATTTGATAGCCAAATGTAGATGCACAAAATGTAAGGCACGTATCCTTAGCTATGACTAAACCACTTCGGGACGAGGGGCGAGTATGGCTATCCTCTCCCTGCAATAAGAACGACACCGGTTACACTGATAGCTCTGATAAACCATCGTCCGAGTCTGTCTCTTACCGCGCTTTTGCAAGTTATTGCTGCCGCAAGTGGGACACGCATGTGAGGTTGAGTCGATCACGTTTCTATTGGGGTGGTTGGTAGCCCACGGGCGAAGTCTTTCGTAGACATCAATGAGAAGATCTACGTCTTGCTTGGCGTATTTCTTCATGGTTGCCCATGCTTTAGGATCACCCTTCATACAACCTGCCCATGTTTGGAATCCTCCTGTAGCTTCTTTCCCACCTAAGCCAAGATGTTCTCCGAGATGTCCTAGCTTGTTGCTATTAAATTTGAAGTGGCGTCTGGCTAACTTCAAAGTGTCAACAGTTTGGTAGAAGCTAGTGGGTCCAAGGTTATGGTAAGCGAATCGTGCATTTGCTTTTTTGATATCGAATGCGTCCGAGTTGTGGCCTATCACTATGTCTGCTTCGTCTAAGAGTTGCCATAGTTTGTAGACAACATCGAAGTCATTCTCTGGATCTTTTTTATAAAGATCAAAGTCATCTAAAGAAACTACATGCGTTTTCTTTTGGTGCTCCCATTTGTATGAGAAGCAAAGCATGTACCATTCTCGGTCATGGTCGATGACATCTTGCTGCCATTGCCCCCAAACGTAAGATAAGTTGGGTGCTGTTTCTATATCGAAGAAAAGAACTTTAGCCATACCCTTGTGACGGCTATGTAGGAACTGTCAGAAGCCGTGCTACTAGCGTACCTTCCCACCAGCTTCCATCGTCGGATAGCCGTTCGGGTTGCATCTCTAATCGTTCTATCGTCACGTTTTCAGAACGATCTCCTTCTTTATAACTTAATGCTTTACCTGCTTCCATAAGAGAACGGAGCTTGGTAAAGCTAGCGCCTGCTGCCAAACGGACAGGAGCACCAGAGTTACGTGCAGTAAGAACATTGCGACGTAGAACTATGGGTAGGATAATCTCATCGATTCTACGAGGAACTGCGACTGCTGTTAGTTGCCAATCATGGCAGACTGGAGCTTTTGTGGCGTCGCTACCTGATCTGCTAATGGTGACAGTCAAGTCATACGATACTGCGGTATCTATATTGTCTGAGAAAGAAAAGGTTTGAGGGATACCAGTTTTAAGAGAACCTGATGAAGGTATAGTTGCAGCAGTATTAGCACCATTCTTAGCTGTCAAAGTAATACTGCCGACTGGTGTGGTTGTTTCAGGGCCGAGTGTGTAGGTAATATCTGATGCATAGTCGGTATCGCTTGCACGGTAATCAGTTTTTAGATTCTCGAATTGGGATCTGTCGAGGTCGATGACACCGGATCGTAAGAGTTTGGGTACGACAGTTGACCATGTGATTTCGCCAGCGATCAGTGTGCCTGATGCAACTCGTTCGTTGTTGTAATGCTCACGTTGTAGTACTGCATCGCCAGAACTTTTTATACCCATAAACAATTTAGGGTTACCACTGTTATTTATTCGAGCTAAAGACTTAGTAAGGTCACTAGCTGTTGCCGATTCTGCTGACACTAAGTCCGATGCATAAGCAGGAACAAGAGTATTGGTGAACGTGGAAAGATCTGCCCTGTAACAAGTGCCGTAGTCTGTGCCCCACCACATAAACTTGTTGTCAGCTTCTAAGGAATAGGCTGCGCCACCAGTATCTATGACTGGGCCAAGAATAATAGAGTTTGATTGTTGATCGATTAAGCCCAGCCTAAATCCAAGGCTAGTAGCCACTCCGAGAACGCCTCCGTAAGCCATGATTTCGTTGATGGTTTCATTACGGGGGACACTCGCTGACATGATGGGAACATTGAGAGTCCCGTCACTGTTGTTGACACCGATGTAGTAAATACTTCCAGTGTTATCTGTATTAGCCGCAGCAAAAATACCTGATGCACCTGATGTAACTGATACCCATTTACTGCTAGTTAAAGGCAGAGAATAATCTAAGGAAGAACTTGCTTTAGCTCCGGCAGCATCAAGCTCATAGATAGCATTGTCGTCGGCTGCGATGACACGTCCGCTAACAATCTTAATAAGATTAGGGTCTAAAGATCCAAATGCGGAAGTCGTACCACTACCTATAACTGTTTGTTCAGCAACGATTGACCCATCAAATCCTATATACACGTTCGTGCCGTCACTTGTAAGGCTAGTAACTGTGCCACCTACTGTGATACCGGCTGATGCGTTCCATGTAGGGGAAGAACCCTCTGGGTTTGCTGTCCAAAATAGTTTGTTCGCTTGCGCTACATAAAGGTATTCGACACCTGAAGAGTTAGTCACAGCTTCAACAATGATTTCACCAGTTGTGAATGTTGGAGTGTTAGTACCTGAGGGAGTTTGTGTAATAGGAAGTAAAGTTATTTGACCCTTGGTCCATACATCAATTCCTTGGGAAGAATAAAAGCGACGACGATCAGAGTCTTCGTTATCTAAATAAAGTTGACCGGCACCATGCGACCAATCCGTTTGAGATCTAACCCACGCACCAGTTGTATCTAGTGTGTTCTCGCCAGCTTCTCTACTGTTGTCTCGCTGTTGACGAGAAACAGGAACAGTTGTACGACGATATTGAGTGGTGTCTAATAGATAAGAGACACCATCTAATTCGATAGGGAGAGATTCAGAGTTAAAGCTCACGACCAGTAACGACCCCAGTTGCCAACCGGATGAGTTATAGAATTTTCTTTTAGATTTTGGGGGTACATTGAGGCGAGGCGTGCTGACTCTGCACGCAATCTTGCTTGTCGTCGTCCCATCAAATCACGGAATGATGCAGATATGGCACCCGGTGGTACTTCCGCTGCCATTCTTGAAGTACCTTCAGCATCTAGGAACTCTCGGCGTATGGGTCGAGTTGTCATTAAGGCCATAGCTGCACCTAAAGGTGGTAGATCATAAGCGGTAGTGGGAAGTCCGACTGTAGATAAGGCAGTGGAACCATTGGTTATACTTGTGAATGGCGACTTGTAACTAACAGTTACTTTCTTTCCGGGCCATGCAGTTCCATATAAAACTAATGCGAGTCCGCTACTAAAAGAAGCTGTGTCTCTGTTGCGTCGCAATTTCCAAGAGATAACTTCTGGTTCTCTAGCTTCAACACCAACTTGTGCATAAGTTACTGAATAGATCGATTGGACTTCTTCGCTGGTAAGACCTGCGAGATCGTAGCCATCGATTGCTGCGTTGTATGTGAAACTTGTTGTCTTGATCTGGAATAAACCAGAATCAGGGGAAGAAAGATCACGAAGATCGTGGTTAATTGCATCAATAATCCGGTGTGTGGGGAACTTAGGAGACACCCGAACCAAAGAATTAATTGTATGGCCGGTAGTAGAAGCAGTCGATCCGCCGTAGCCGCGAATGACGTTGACAGTAGTACCATCAACGGAAGTCACATACATAAGTTCTTCATTAATTTCTATAATGACACCTTTTACAATCCCCGAGTTAGAGGCTTCACCGATACTGAACGCTGTACCAGTTGCGTTTTCCACAAGAGGAGCGCTTACTTGTAAAAGTTCTTCGACATAACCCGACAAGAGCATGTCTCTTGTTTCATCGATCCATGTTTGTGCAGTCATTATGTGCTCCCGAGAACGTCGTTAAGGGCACGTTCTTTACGTTTCTTTTCTGTATCCGGTCCTTGAAGAAGCGTTCCTGCTGTGATTTCGTGGGAGGTTGAGGCTTCTCGTTCCATTTTGGCAGCGCCGTCAATGTTCTTTGGCTGAAGACCTTCAGATCGGAGGCGTTTATAGGCTGCCATATCCCTTTCTTTATCTCTTTCTTTAGCTTTAGATCCATTCCAATCAATCGCCTTACCATCATGCATACCTCTTGTTGGTGTAGCTGACGCAGCAATATGAACTTCACCGAAGTATTTGCGGACAGTACCTTTACACGTATCGCAAACACCGTCATAAGTTTCATCGAACCCGTGACGAATCTCGTGGTTTAACCCACAATCGAGACAACGGTAAACATAAATTGGCATTATTCTGGTCCTACTCTAAAAGAATAACCGGCTCCCACAAGAACCGTTTCTTCTGCTGCTGTTAAATCACGTGGGCTTTCATGTCCACCATAAATCCAGCGAGTAACTGTGGCCCAATCCGCTGGCAAATGTGATTGTACTGTAGAACCATTGATTATAAATACATTCTCACCTTGGGCACCCGGAGCAAAGTGACGCATAAGAGCACGAGCGGCAGGTGCCGATTGTTCAGGTATACCTATACGTGGAAGTGTGTTTGCTGTGGGCATAATGAGTAAGCGATAAACTTGTTCGGCACCCGTTGTGGTAGTAGCAGCAATAGTAGAAGCTGCGAATGTAAAGTTGGCGCTGACTGTTGGAGAAGGTAAAGCTGCCGTAGTAGCAACCACTCCCGGCGTTGCATCCACAGTGATGTAGAGCGTGTGACCGGGGAACGTCGCCGCAGCCGCCACTGTAGCCGGTGTAGCGACCGCTGAGACTGCCGCCGTGGGGAGAGTAGCTGGGAGTTCTATGCCAGCGTGTACGACGATTAGGTTGGCAGTAACTGTTGAAACGATTACTACCGGACAGGCGACCGTTGATGGAGTAGCTGTTGCCGGGACCGATGGGCTAGCCGAGAACGTCGTCGTAACACCGATTGTGGCCGGTGTCGCAATCGCCGCCACAGTAAGGCCAGTATCGGTAGGCTGAGAATAGCCAACACCCGACTGGTTGTAATCCACCAAGATACGGTTGTCGGGTATCGAGGTGTCACGTTCTGGGTAAGTGAAGCCACTCTTGTTGTAGTCATAACCTGAGCTATACGCTACGCCACCCGGACGTTTCGGTGTGTAAACATATGCAAACGTGAGCGACAAATCCGCTGAACACGCAATCGTGCTAGCAGATATTGTCACATCACGTTTTACATAAGTAAAATTGGGTTCGTTGTACTGAATCCCTGATTGACTGTAGTTATAAGTACCCGGATATTGTGGGGCGTAGTCGAACCCCGGCTCTTGATATTCAATCTCGTCTTTGTTGTAAGGATTGACAGCAGGTGGTGAAGGCACCGGGAAGCCTCATCTTTCTAGCTGGTAATTGCTGCTGTTTCTGGATCTCCCACTTTTCTGGCAGCAACAGCCTTACCAATAGATACAAGGGCCGCAACACCGGCAACCTTCAATGAGTCAGACCAATCTGGTCCGGGCACTGCCATCGCAGCTACCCACGCCTGAGCAAAGGTAGAGATAGCACGCTCTAATGAATCTTTAATAAAACGCTGGTTGAACAACTTCTTGTCTCCGTATCTGCATAGCCGCCCAAGTCTTTGGACCAACTACGCCATCTGCAACAAGCCCTTTGGCTCGCTGCCATTGTTTTACCTTGGCGAGTGTACCACGCCCGTATATTCCGTCGGCTAAAGCTCCTACTACTCGTTGAACATGAACAACTGCTTGGCTGCGAGAGCCTTTGCGTAGCGTTCCGGGGAACGGAACAAGCCCATCCTCTGGTTCCTTAGGTAAAGTCATTACAGGAATGCTTGTAACCATGCGACGTTGAATCATTCCTCGAAGCTCACTCATTGAGAACGAGGGATCAACCTTACGTGAAGTCCATTCTTTGTGGCCTATCACAGCACAGTCAGGGTTCCATTTATGCCCGTCGCACAGAAAGGCGCACAACTCTACGAGTGCGTCCATCTGAGCCTCGGGTATATCTTCTCCCAACCCGTCATTAATAAGAGAAACACCTATTAAACGAGAGTTAGCGCTGATCTTACCGGGACTTGTAGCGTCCCCTACTACCGGATTGTTCTGCTGC